CGTGCCGCTAGTGCCTCGGGTCTAGGATCTAGTGAAACTGAATATGTTCGCACAACATTTGCGACAGCGTACTCGTCTGGTCTGAATGACTACAGTTTTACGTTGTGGAAAAACGCAGGCCAGTCTTTAAATTTGGAGGCTGTGATGCCTCCGAAACGTTTGTTTACTGCTAGGCCGTACGCTATTAGAAGGTAGTGATGGAATTAAACGAGTTGTTGTGGGAACGTGAATGGCGTTCCTGTAAAGGTGGCGACACGCCAGATGAACAAATCCAAGGGTTCTTTTATTTTTGTGAGAACTATTGGTTTATCCGTCACCCTGAACGGGGACGGATTCTGTTCGAGTTGCGTGAAGCCCAGCAACAAACCATTGAAGCATGGCACACTGAACGCTATAACATTGTGTTGAAGGCACGTCAGATCGGGTTCTCTACATTGGCGGCGGCATACTGTTTTTGGCTGGTTTTCTTTTGGCCTGACAGGTTTATCGTCATGCTGTCACGTACTGAACGTGAAGCGGCTAAGTTGCTACAGAAATCCAAGTATGGTTATCGTTGGATGCCGCAGTGGATGAAGGAGCGAGGGCCGCGTCAGATCACAGACCACCAGTTGAAGATGGTGTTTGATAACGAGTCCGCCATAGAGTCACTACCTTCCAGTAATGATCCTGCTCGTGGTGAGTCGGTGTATCTGGTTGTGGTAGACGAGATGGCGTTCTTGCCTAACTCTGAGGAAGCGTGGGCTTCGATTGAACCTATTGCTGACGTGGGTGGACGCATCATCACTCTCAGCACCGCTAATGGTTCTGGTAACTTCTTTCATCAGATGTGGGTTGGTTCCCAGACGGGAACCAACTTGTTTAAGGGTTTGTTTTTCCCTTGGTCTGCTGGTGATCGTGACGAAGCGTGGTACGAAGTTAAAGCACGCAACACTCCGTTGTGGCAGTTGCATCAAGAGTACCCTAGGTCACCTGAAGAAGCGTTCATCAAATCAGGTAACCCCGTATTTGATGTAGATATTTTGGAGGGATTTATCACAGTTGATCCTGTGGTGGGCGATCTAGTGTTTGATACTGAAAGTCCTACTTATTTGAAACCGCACAGGGACGGCTCTTTTAAAGTTTGGGTTGAACCAGAACATGAGGGCGTGTATGTGATTGGTGCTGACGTTGCCGAAGGTTTATCGTACGGTGACTACAGTTCTGCCCATGTGATTGATGCTACAACTGGGAATGTGGTTGCTCATTGGCATGGACACATTGCTCCAGATTTGTTTGGCATACTATTAGGATATATGGGCTGGTGGTACAATAACGCTCTTGTGGGTGTAGAGAATAACAACCATGGTCTTACAACGCTGAAGGCGTTGCAAGGTACTGGTTACCATAATATCTATAAACAGCGCAGGCTCGCACAGGTGCGTGCCAAGCAGACAGATATTTTAGGTTGGAGAACTACAGCGTCCACAAAGCCGTTGATGATTGACGAGTTGGCGGCTGTCATTAGGACAGAAAATATTGGTTTGTTTTGTTCTAATACTATTGGTGAGTTGCGAACGTTTGTTCGCAAGTCGAACGGGAAGATGGCTGGTTCCCCACACGATGACCGTGTGATTTCGTTGGCTATTGCTAATCAGATGTTAAAGTTTGTGTGGCTTCCCGAGTATGATGCGGGTACTCCTGTTCCTACGAATAGTTTGGTTTGGTGGGAACAGTTTCTTATGCGAGAGGAATCTCCTGCAAAAACTCCGTTAGGTGCGTACAATACGCGCAATAGTGCACATTTAGGTTAGAACGGGAACGTTTATAGTATGGGTAGTCTCAAATGTGAACAATGTGGAAAAGTTTTTACGTTCGATGTGATTCCACGTCGGGGTGCTATTTGTTTTGGTTGCCATGTTAAGGGCATCAGGTTCGGTTTCACTCATGGTCAGGAAACGTTTCATGGTGCTACGTTTAAGGAACGTGAGCGTGAAATCATTGGCGATGCCATAGCGCAGGGTCGCGACATAGAATATGTGGGGAACAAGTGATCTGATATGTCTAATGTTGTTGCGGTTATCCTAGCGATCCTAGCACCTAGCGGTGTTATCGTTACTTTGCTAGAGCGAACTAGGAAAGAAAATAATCGCGACCATAACAGTAACAGGGAGTTGTTGGAACAGATTGATGTTAAGGTTGATGGCATCGACAATAGGCTAGATCATCACATTGAGTGGCATCTAGATAAGGAGACAAAATGAATTATCGTGAAGCGTTTAACAAGGCGGTAGCAACGTTTTTGGCTGGTGCTACTGCGGCACCGATCACTGCGGCTGTAGCCGACATCTCGTTCTTTAAAGCGGCTGGTATTGCTGGTTTGGTTGCGGTGTGGAACTGGTTGGGTCGTGTTGCTCAGGTGTGGGTGAAGTCCTGATATGGCTCGCCCATCTAATAATGACCTGCTTGCGAAGTATCGTAAGAAGATGACAACCTCCCGTCGTTGGCGACGGGAGGAACATTACGACGACACTTGGAAACGTCTAGTTGACTTGTATCGTGGCCGTCACTACGAGTATTTTACGGACGAAGATCGTGTGCTTGTGAACCTTGCGTTCTCCACAATTAACGTTATTGCACCTTCGATTGCTGTGAACTATCCCAAGATTGCTGTTAATGCTGTCAATCCTGAGAATGCGGCTAACGCCGTAATCGCTGAAGCAGTAACAAACTATTGGTGGCGGCATCGTGACTTTAAAGATCAGTTCCGTCGTGCAGTAAAAGACTTCCTTATTGTTGGTCACGGATGGCTGAAGGTTGGCTACCGTTACGTTGAAGAAGAACGTGTTGGAGAACACGAAGATATTTCTGACCCGAACGTTGAAGATAATGTAACATCCACAACTCTGATTGTGTTGCAGGACGAACCGTTCGTCGAACGTGTTTCACCGTTCGACGTGTTCGTTGACCCAGACGCTACGTCAATGCACGACGCTAAGTGGATTGCTCATCGTGTACGCCGTACAGTAAACGATGTCAAGACAGACAAGCGTTATGCGGCTAGCGTACGCAAGGACGTAGGTGCGGTTACTTACGCCAAGTATACCGACGATCCATCGTCACGTAAAATCCACGACAAAGACGAAGGCTACGCTGATGTCTACGAGTTTTATGATCTGAAGAACAACACGGTTAGCGTGTTCTGCGATTCAGGTGATGGCTTCCTGATTAAACCGAAGAAGCAACCGTACTCATTTGGTCATCCGTTTGTGATGTTACGCAACTATGATGTTCCAGACCAGTTCTACCCTATTGGCGAGTTGGAGGCCATTGAGCCGCTACAGCGAGAGTTGAACGAAACTCGTACCCAGATGATGAATCACCGTAAACGGTACGCACGTAAGTATCTGTACCGTGAAACAAACTTTGATTCTAATGGTAGGTCTGCGTTGGAATCTGATGATGACAACGTGATGGTTCCTGTGCAGGGCGACAACCCTCTCGGTGATGTGGTTGCTCCATTCCCTGCTTTGATTAACCCTCCAGAGTTTTACAATCAATCTGAACTCATTCGTACAGATATTGAACTTGTGTCAGGTGTCACAGAGTTTATGCGTGGCGGCGTATCAGAGATTCGCCGCACCGCAACAGAAGCCGCACTTATTCAAGATGCACAGAATGCACGTACAGCAGACAAACTTGCTGTCATTGAAAAGTCTGTTGCAGAAGTTGGACGCAGAGTTCTTATGCTTGCACGCCAATACATGAGCGGTGAACAGGTGGCACGTGTTCTGGCTAAAGACGGTGAACCAATGTGGGTAACGTTTGACCGCGAATATTTGAACGGTGACTTTGACTTTGAGGTGGCGGCTGGATCTACTCAGCCGTCTAACGAAGCGTTCCGTCGCCAGTCTGCCATGCAAATGGTTGATGCTATGGCACCGTTTGTTTCCGCTGGTGTTGTGGATGTTCAGAAACTGGGTGCATATGTTCTTCAGTATGGTTTTGGGGTTAAGAATCCTGAAATGTTTATGACTGAGCCTCCACAAGCAGAGATGCAACCACAAGGTCAACAACCTCCGATGCCGCCGATCCCTATGGATCAGGCGGCTCCCATGATGGCTCAACCTCAGATGGCTCCCGCAGGGAATATTCCACCTGAGTTGCAGGCTATGTTAGCGGCGGGTATCCCGCCGTCGCCAACAATGTAATTAGAACGGGATAAACATATATATAAGAGCAACCTTTTGGACTCTAGATTGGAGACATTCGTGTCTGAAGAAAATATTAATGTTGATGTTGAAAGTCCAGCAGTGGACACCGAAGCACCAGCAGTGGCGGAAGATACTACATCTTACGAATATGTAGACCCTAGTGCTTTCGACGGAAAGTATGTGAAGGTTAAGGTAGACGGGACAGATATTGATGTTCCGTTTGGCGAAGCCATTCAAGGGTATCAGCGTCAGGCTGATTATACACGTAAGACGCAGGAACTTGCGGCACAAAGAGAGCAGTTGGGCTACGCCCAAACTTTACAACAAGCGTTAGAAACAGATCCACAGGGAACCATTGACCTGTTGACACGCCATTATGGTGTGGCTACAGCAAATCAGATGGTTGCCGATGCACAGAACGAACCGCAGGTTCCAGAGTTCGATGATCCTTTGGAGAAACGAATTTGGGAAACTGAACAACGGATTCAACAGTATGAGCAGGAGCGCGCTAACCAACAGTTGCAAAGTGAGATTGGTAGACTGCAATCTACATACGAAGATTTTGACCCGAAAGAAGTTGTCCGTGTGGCGTTGAAAAACAACACTACGGACTTAGAAGGAACATACAAGATGCTGGCTTTTGACAGGCTTAGAGCGGCTAGGGCTAACGCCCCAGAAGTTCTAGCACAACAAGAGCAGACTCTGGTGGATGCAAAACGTGACGCTGGATTTGTTGAAGGCGGCACACGAGCAAACAGTCCTTCTGCTACTAACGAGTTTAAACCTTCTAGCATTGCTGAAGCGTGGGCGCTCAGCAAGCAACAACTCGGCATGTAATTTATTCAATTTAGTTAGGAGACTAAAATGGCTGGAAACTCAAGTTTCGATTCATTGCTGTCCACAACCCTTGCGAATTATCGCGATCAGTTGACGGACAACATTTTCACTGCACGTCCGCTCACGAACCATCTCATGGAGAATGGTCGTGTGCGTATGCTTGATGGCGGCACAAAGATTGTGGAACCATTGATCTACGGGCAGAACTCAACCGTCGGTTCATACGCTGGATACGACACTATTTCACTTACCGCACAAGAAGGCATCTCCGCCGCAGAGTACGACTGGAAGCAGTACGCCGCTTCTATCGCAATCAGCGGTATCGAAGAAGCCAAGAACAACGGTGAAGCCGCAATCATTAACCTTCTCGAAGCAAAAATTATGCAGGCAGAAGAGTCAATGCGTGAAAGTTTCAACCAGATGTTCTTCTCAGATGGCACTGGTAACAGTGGCAAAGACTGGAACGGTCTTGGCAACCTTGTTGATGCAACGACCGCTGTTGGCGGTATTGATCCTGCTGGGGCTGGCAACAGTTGGTGGGGTTCATACGAGGAAGGCACCGCTGGTGCCCTTTCGCTTGCTGACATGGCAACCGCATACAACTCAGTGTCGGTCGGCAACGACCATCCTGACATGGTGCTAACCACACAGACATTGTTTGAGAAGTACGAGTCACTTCTTCAGCCACAACTCCGTTACACGGATGCAAAGACGGCTGATGCAGGTTTCCAAAACCTTCTCTTCAAGTCGGCACCTGTTGTTTATGATGTGCACGCTCCAGCAGGAACGATGTTCTTCATTAACTCCAAGTACCTGACCCTCGTTGGTCACTCAGGTAAGTGGTTCTCGCAGACAGAATTTGTCCGCCCAGAGAACCTTGATGCGCAGTATGCACTCATCATGTGCTACGGCAACTTGACCGTTCGCAACCGTGCGAAGCAGGGCAAGTTGACGGGTCGCACCGCCTGATAGCATTGTTGTGTGGTGGGGGTATGCCTCGCCCCCACCACACACTTTACTTTGTATTTGGAAATTAGATAGGAGTAACAATGCCTAAAGGTGGAAAGAAATCTGCAATCGAACTAGGTAATGGCAGTTCGGCTAGTCGCAATACTAGGGCTACTACTGGTGATCCTAATACGACTCGTCCTGCTCGTCGCAATCGTCCTCGTCGTCCTGTCAGCAATGCTGGCAATACTGCTATGGCTAAGAATGCAGCGAATGATTGGTGGGATAACCAAACCCAGTTCTATTTGTACCCATCTAGCGATGGGTACGGCATGGGTTCTTCTCGTGGTAGCGCACACAACGACGGACTAGATCCTAGGGCGTTGACGCAAACTGGTGTTGGACGTTACTATCCGCAGGGTGTTACTCCGATTCCTTCTCCTGTGGTTAATATGCCTTACACTCCGAAGTGGACTATGCCTGAACCTCAGGGTACTTCTCCTCGTCGCCCTCGTCCTCGTACTCCTATTCGTGGAGGCAGTGGCCCTGTTGTTGGAGAACACTTCAGGTTCTTGCCACCCACTCGCTGATGGCACCTTCGATCCCTCCAACCAGTTATGTTACTGGTGAAAACATGTATGAAAACATGTTGGATTTGTTGGTGCAAGCAAAGATAAATCGAAACAATCCTGCTCGTGGAGAATCAATGCGGTTCTTCAATCAGGCTTACGATTCTGGTGCAATGAAAGATTTTGTTAAACCAGAACATCCTTTAAACGCTAGTGCTAGAGAAATAGATAGTTCTGTTTTCGCTCAGACAAGAAATGATCCAGCGATTCAGAATCTTGGCAATGATGACATTCTGTTTACTTTGTCTCGAAATTCTCCTGATGCACACCCTATTGGTTATGCTTCGTATTATCCTGTTGATGGGTGGGCTTTGCACCAAGTGGATTTACCACCAGATCCGTTTTTGCGTGCGATGGCGGCGGCTTCCAGCACTTACAACATTCCTGCTGTAGATTTAAATATGGAACGTTTGTTGGAAGATTTTGGTGGCGGTAACCCGAACCCTACTTATGATGTGTCTGCGACTGTTGCCAACTTGCCTGAGTCGATTCGTCCTGATGTGTTGAACTTTTATTATCCTGATAGATTTGGCGGAGAATATGCGGCTTATGTAAATGCTACTGATGGTGCTGGCAGATTTGCGTTTGACTCCGATCAAGCAATGTTCTTCAATCAGGAAGCACTGATGAACGCTGGCAATTACTGGCCTTCTACTACGATGCACGAATCAGGACACATTTTGGACAGAGGTCTTGCAGGCGTAATGTCTGGTGCAGGATCCACAGATCCTTACGGTGTTCCTTTTACTAATAACACTAACAGAAATTTTGTTTCTGAACAGGACTCGTATAGGGAAAACGTTGATAAAGATTTGGCTATGGGTAGCATCAGAGAAAGATTAAATATTCCTGAAAATATGCCTCTTTATTTCTCCACCAGAGACACAGCCGTAAATCTTGATGAAGATTTTTTTACTGATTATTCTTTGGATTCTTCAGCAGAAGATGTGGAAGATTTTGCAGAAAGATTTACATTGTATTTGATGGACAGGGACGTAGGTTGGGCAATGGAGGATGTTACTGGAACGAAAAAGTGGAGATTCGCTGAATTGTTTCCTTGGTTAACTAGATATTTTGATGGCCTGTTGAGGCAGAATGCGGTTATGGACGCTTTGATTCCGTCTAGATCGTAGAACGAGAAAGCATATTATATGAGTGGAGTACCAGCATATTCTTTTTATGGCAGACCAGCGAACGATGCACGTCTAGCCCACATGGACGGAGCGCGCCTAGCGGCTCCGTCTGCACCGTATCTGGGTAGGGGCAATCTGTGTGCCGCTAATGAAGATACGTGCACAGGCCGCAAGGCCAAGGGCACGGATTATTGTTTCGGCCATGCTAGGTCTATGGGTTTAATTAAGAAAGGCAAGGAGACTGATGGCACGACTGACGTTGAGTGACATTCGTTCACGGGCACGTGAAGTCGCAGAAGTTTCTTCTGCCGACGTTTCTGATGCTTTAATGGATTTGTTTATCCGTGACGGCTACAACAGGATTATTGATTTGGAACGGCGTTGGCCGTTCCTTGAAGTATCGTTCACTATGAACACTGTTGCCAATCAGACAGCGTACACAATAGATGACTACACGGATCACACTATCCGTGAGGTTGTCAGCATCGTTGACCCCGACCATGTGCGTCTAGATTTTGTTTCGTATGAGATTGCTGAGGAAACATTTGTAACTAACGATGCTCCTAGTGGTCGCCCAATGTTTGCTTCACATTGGGCTGACCAGATACATTTGTTCCCCACACCTAAAGAGGTGTATACGTTGAATGTGCGTGCCTATCGTGAACCTACCGATTGGATCACGGCTGGCACTGCTCCTGACGGGGTGGAAGCGTTTGATCTGGCGTTGATTGATTATGCTGTGTCTAGGTCGTACAAGATGCAGGAAGCGTTTCAACCTGCACAAGAGTTTGAACGTTCGTTTAATGACACGGTGGCGTTCGCTAGACGTGATGTGATGAAGGCTGATTCGTATGCGCCTGTGCAGTTATCTAGTGGCGGTCATGTGAAGTCTTGGGGTCGTCATCCGAGGTTCAGATGACCAGCGTTTTTGCTGTTGAGGATTTTACTGGCGGGTTAAATTTGCGTGCCGATGTGTTTAACATCGGCAAGAATGAGACACCTGATTTGTTGAATGTGGACATTGACCCTAGGGGTGGGGTTCAACAGCGTGCTGGCACAGAGTATATGAATGATACTGCTATTGGTGGTTTTGCTGATGGTGCGTTTGCTCCGCATCGCCTGTTTCACTGGCGGCGAGCAAACCAACAGTTGATCTTGGCCGCTAACAATAAAGTATTTTACGGTACGGAAAACAATTTTACTGATACTGGGATTGTTACGACACAGCAGTATGGTGCAGAGTTTGCTGAGTGGATTGGTTCAGACGACTATCTGTATGTTTCTTGTGGTGCTGGTACTAACTCTGTGAAGTGGGATGATGCGCTGGTTACTTCGTTGACTCCTAGTGGTAGTGGTGCTTGGCAGGGTGATTTGCTTTCCCCTAGCGGTACACATATGCCGACTGCCGATCATGTTGCTACTCATATTGATCGTTTGTGGGTTGCTTCTACGCAGGAAGATAGTGTTGATTATCCTGACAGGGTGCGTTGGTCGCATCCGTTGTTCCCTGAGTCTTGGCGTGAGAACGACTATATTGATGTTGTTGGTGGCGGTGTCGGTATCCGTGCGCTGATTCCGTTCTCTAATCATATTCTTGTGTTTAAGGATCGTGCCGTGTTTGCGATCCATGGTTACAATGAGAACACGTTCCAGTTGGTTCCTTTAACACAGGAGTTGGGTACGTATTCGTCGCAGACTGTTGCGGCTAGCGAACAGGCTGTGTATTTCTTCTCGTGGCCTGACGGTTTGTTTCGCTATAACGGTTCAACTATTGAAGATGTTTTCACTCAGTTACGTCCTATGATTGACCGTAACGAAATTAACCGTAACGCTTTGGATGCTGTGCATGTTGACTGGTCAGGTCGCCGTATTTTCTTGAGTTTGCCTGTAGGTACCAGCCCTGACGATTTTGAAAACTATGATGACACTGATTCTAGCGGATCTGTGTATGACGACTATCTAGTTAAGTATGACGGATACGAACGTCCACCTATTTCTACCGCCAGTTTCGTGTACGATCCTAGTGTTGGTAGGAATGGTGCGTGGACTAGATACCGTCATGCTGACGGGTATGGAATGGTTTGTGGCACCGATTACACCACTCCTTCTGGTGTGTCTAGCGGATATTTTTGTTCTCCGTATGAGGCTAGAGTGTTGCGGTTTAATTCCGAGTTGCACACCGATCCTGTGGACGCTGTGGCAACAGATTTTAATGGCTACTATACGATGGGTTGGCAGGATTTAGGTCAGCCACAAGCCCGTAAGTTTTGGCGTTCACCAGAGTTCATTGTATCTAGAGTGTCATCTAGTTACACGTTGGATGTTGATGTGTTCCATGACTGGAACACATTCAACTATGACCGCACGTTCACTGTTCCTTTTGTGGCGAACACAGAAGGGACACCTGATGACATCGAACAGTGGACAGATTTCTATGGGTCTGACACGGTGCGTGGCGACACGTTAGGTTCGGCACGTTCCGTGCAGGTCAGGTTCGGGTCGTCTGGTGCTAAGTGGGGTGTGAATGGTGTAGTGTTCCGCTATTCGTTCCGCAAGGTGCGTGTCTGATGGATAAGGCTGGGCGTAGATGGATGTCTCCTGTTCTTCCTAGTTACACGGATCAGAACTCTAAGGCGATGACTGATACTACTTTATCGTTGACCGAGTTTTTCAATCAGACTGTGGGTGTTTGGGGCGAGTTTCATGGTACGACTGATGGTGTTGGGGAGTTTACGGTGGCGCATGGCGCACCGTTTACTCCTAGTTGTATTCTGATTACTGAACATTTTGAGGGTATATCGACCCACAGTCAGGGTGGTTTCCATATTGATTCTTGGGATAAGGATAATGTGACAATACATTTTCTTACGTCAACTAGTGGCAATAATAGGGCTAGTACGCCTGTTGGGTTTTTCATGTTATGTTTACCGTGACTAGAACGAGATAGGGTATAGTAATGGCAGATATTTCTTTTGCAGAGACAGACTTTAATCTGGGTCGTAGGCGTGCGCAAAGTGCGTTTGATTTGGGCATGGCTGATTTGACTCGGAAGCGTGAGAATCTGGGTCGTCAAACAACACGCAACTATGAGAATCTAGCAAGACAATATAGGCAGGCGGCTCCGCAACAGATCACACAGTTCACTGGCCGTGGTTTAGGTAGGTCTGGTTTGTTTAAGAAGTCGATGACAGATTTTGCTTTACAGCAGGAACGTGATCGTGCAGATGTTTTACGTCAAATGTCAGAACAGCAGGCTATGTACGACGTACAGCAAGCAGGTTACGATCAGGCTTTGAATGACGAGATTGCTAGGTTAGAGCAGGCCAAGTTGAAGCAGATTGCGGCGGATGCGGCGGCATTAAAGAATGCCGCCCCACTTATCTAGGAGTTATTATGGCTATTCAATACAGTCAATTCAGTAGTCCTCTATCTAGGAACGCTAGAAAACCTAGTGTAAAACCTAGTGTTGTTATCAACGATGGAAGTTGGAACCCCAACGACACTGTGGATTATGCTACTGGACAAAATTTGATTCCTACTTGGAACATGCCTGATTTTGGTGGTTACACTGCGCCCGCTCAACCCGCCAGCCAAACAATAGATTTCACTAGCGGTTTGCCTAGTTGGACGATGCCCAATATTACGCCTACATCTACGTCTACGGATACATTTAATGTTCCTGCTGTTGATAGTTCTTACGCTGATGCAGACCGAGGTTCAGTTGGGACGACGATGAATAGGGTTGAACCTGTCTATCCTTTTGAAACGTGGTTTGGAAAAGAAGTCGGGCGACAAATGGGGTACATTGACAAAAATATTTGGAACTCTATGACCCCAGAGCAAAGAGATCAATGGCGGGCTACAGCCTACAACAAATATCTTGCTAGTTTAAACAATGACGAGACTGTACCTGACACTGGTACTGGTGGTAGCAGTGTCAATGCTGAATATGCAACAGCGTTGCGTGATTATATTGCTGGGATACAGGGATCTGGTCTTGACTATGGGAAACTGATTGAAGAAGCACAAGCACGCTACGGCGGTTACGGTGACACGTTGACTACCGATGTTGCCGCCGCTACTGCGAAACAGCAGGCGGCGGCACAGCAAGCAAGACAGGCTCTTCTAGGTTTGATGCCTACCACTGTTTCTAATGTTACGCCTGCCAACCTTGGGGCTGGCACCGCAACAGGATATCTGCAAAACATTGGAGCGTCCACAAGAGATGTAGATGCTGTGCGCGCTATGGAACAACAGATGTTGAATCAATCGTTGGCTAGCACGCAGGCTTACACTCAGCGTCTAGCCGCTGTGGATGAGGCGAACCGTATGGCTCAGCAGGCGGCTGTTGAAACCATTCTTCAGGAGGCTTCTAGCGGTTTGGCTACTAATGAGCAGGCGCAACGCCGTCAGTATGCTGAGGCGTTGGCCGCTGAGGTTGAACGTTTGCGTGCCGCAGAGCAGGCACAGCAAAACAATTTGGCTAACATGTTGTTGGAAGCCCGCTTAATGGCGGCGCAGTCAGGAGTAGCAGTCTGATGGATGAGCAAGCATTACTGTTGTATCTGCTTTCTGGCGGGCAATCAATGATGAACCCGATGTTGCAGACACCACTTCAGGCTGGTGTCGGTCGTACCGACATTGCTCCTTTGTTGGATGACACAGGTTTGGGTGCTGTTACTGGCGGTATTAATCCTGCCGCTATTGAGCAGGCCATGTTGGAAGAGGTTGAGCGTCAGCGACGTTTGTATGAGGCTGAAGAGAATTACAAGCGTGCCCAGATTGTTGGTGATATTCCGCAGGCACCTGTTTATGAACAATATTTTGGTGGTTTAATCGATCAGGGAATGGACATCTTAGGGGCTTTTCAAAACGATAATGCTCAAGCCAAATTTAGTAGTCTTGCCACTTTGGTTGAGAACGGTACTTTAGATCCGCTGGAGGCAAGTGCGCAGATGTCCGCAGTTGTTAACGATGAAGGCATATCAGATAGATATGATATGGCTTTGGTTAACAATTATTTTGAGGGTGTGAAAAAAACGGGTGAAGATTTCCGCAAGGCTGAATCAGATTATACCGCGAAGTTTACTGCGGCTGTTCCGTTGCTGGAAACGTTAGGTTCCCAGTACGATACTGATACTGGGCAGTGGACTCATAGTTGGGAGCCGTTTAGCCAGCAGGAAGCGATGCGTCAATACTATGATGAGGCTGGTGTTCCTAACATGGCGTACATGCCTAGCCCGTCAGAACGTTTCACCCCCATGTACGAATCGTCACGCACTTTGGAAGATATGCGTGGAGAGTTGGAACGCTTCCTGCCCGAAGAACAACCTGCTCCTTTGAACCCTGCTTTTACTGGGACTGAATCGGCGGCGACGATGGCAAGGCGTTTACAGCAAGAACACATCAACAAAAAGTTACGCAGAGAAGAGTCTAATAGGAAAAGAGATAGTGAGGAAATGGCAAACTTTTTTGCTTCAATGGGTGCGACACCTTACAATGCTAGTTTGCAATCTATGTTGAACTTTGCTGTAGGCGGAGCATAAAATAATGGCAGTAATTCGTAGCCCGTTCTCTTCTGATAATAGCGACTGGACATTAGAAGATTATTTGAAATCGGGGCAAGGGCAAAACCCTACCCCAGTCAATACTGGTAATGTTCTTCCGACGCAAGAGAACGTACAGAACCGTTCCCCTATAGAGTTGGCTTTGTTCGATGCGTTACTGGAACGCAACGAAGTTGATCCAGACAAATGGGAAGAAGTAATCAGCAACGTTTACGGTTTGGCTGAGCAACGCAAAGATACCCCTTGGTATCTGAAACCTTTAACTTTGGGTTTGGAAGGTTTGTCGGCGGCATCAAAAAGTGTTGCCGCTACTGTCGCTACGGGTGCTGGAGGTTTAGAACAAGGAATACGTGCCATCGCTGGTCAGGGAATGACACCGCAACAAGCGTTAGATGCCGCTGGAGCAACAGCAAGAACAGGTCGTACTGTTTACGAAGGAACACCGACCCCTATTGCCGCCAAATTTGTTAGTGTTTCTAATCCAGATTTACAAGACAAAATTCAACAAGGGTACATGCCTAGTTGGACTGAACTGTACGGTGACCCAACGTTCCATGTGACTGTGCCCAACATTCGTGACAAGGTTGACACCCCAGATATCCCTGTGTTGGGTTGGCTTTCACGCGCAGGGTTGTGGACGCTAGATGCAAGCATTGAACTTGCCGCACAGTCCGCTGTTGATCCTTTAAGTTACGTGTCGTTTGGTGCAGGTAAGTGGGCAGGTCAGGCTGGACGTGCCGCTCTTGCGTCACGTCTACTGCAGAAAGATGCGGTTCAAGTTTTAGAGAACGCAGTTACGCGAGGTGCTATCAAGGCACTAGATTATGGCAAGATTTATCGTTTGGGAGAGTTCGGTTTGGACAAGGCGCAACGTCGCCTGTTGGCGAACGCTGGCATCATTGAACATGCTGGTATCTCTTTGAACTTTGGTCAGCGTTCCACAATCCGTGGCACAGGTTTCTTGTCTAACTCGATTGGTCGTGGAGCATCTTACGCTAGGTATGGTGGTAGTCGTCTGCTGAGGCAGAACGACAAGATTAACGAGTTCTTTACCACTAAGAGTTTGCGTAGTTTGCGTTCGCTTGCCAGCAACAAGGCAACTGGCGGCGAAGCAAAGTCGATGATCGCACACTATAATGCGAGTCTTGCCGCTAAAGCGGAGTACGGCAAGATGCAACAGATGATTGGTTCACGTTACTACGATTTGATTAGCCGTCTGTCTAAGTCAGAGTTTGATGATGCTTTACATTTGGCGATTGAGGGTGGTACTGTTGCAAACATTTTTGATCCTACGGCTAGGGCGTTGGCTGAGGAAACACAGTTGGCGTTTGGTGAGATCCGCCAAATGTATAACGATGCGATGGATCGGATCACCAAGGAGTATGGTTTAACTCCAGAGTTTGTTAACAACATCAACGATATTGAGAACTATTTTTCTCACACGATTACTCGTGATGCGGCTGACTGGTTGAAGAAGAATGGTGATGACAGCCCGTTCAAGTCGATGTTTAACGAAATGTTTGAGGAGTCTGTTGCTGATATGAAGCGTGGCGTGGGAGCGTTGCGTGCACGTAAAGTTGTTAAGGGTGAAAAGTTTTTTGGTGTTGAACTGAAGGAAGGCACGATTGAGGAAATCAACCGTGTGTTCCGTGAGCAGGCTGAGGTGGATTACGATTGGTTCAACACGAGTGCTTCAACTGTGTTGTCTAGTTACATTGATTCTGCGGCTAGGAACTTTCGTCGTATCAGATATATGGACAAGTTGTTTGAGCATGGCGACGATGTGATCCGTGTTGTTCTACCTAAGTATGTGAACAACAAGCAGGCTATGAACAGTGTCCAATCTACGTTGAGGGGTTTGAACAGTCAACGTAACAAACTTGTTCGCATGATTCAGAACTCTGCACGTACCACTGTTAAGGGTAATCAAAGAACTTTAGCCAATGAAATGCAGGGAACTGGGAATCGTTTGGCTAAGGCTGTGTCTAATGGGACTGCAATGTTGGAGGACACTGAGCAGTCTATTGCTCAGATGACTAAAGACTTGGATGCTTTGAAGAAGCATATTGACACAACTAAGAAGCAGTTGGCGAAGAATGCTGACGCTTCCAAGTTGGAGTATGAGACTGCTATCGCTCCGTTAGAGATGCGACTAGAAGCGTTGAAGAAATCTATTGATAGTGGTACTGCGAAGCGTGAAGCGGCACGTCAGGCGTTGGTTGAACAGCATGTTCAAATGTTCCCCAGTAGGGCTAAGCGTCCGACTGACATGAAGGTGTTGGCTGATGAGATCGTTGGCGCAAAACGTAAACGTTTTGAGCAACGATTGAAGTCGTTGGAAACTAAACAGGCTAAGGCTGAAGGCAAGAAGGCTGGAGCGTCCACACGTCGGGCTACTGCTGAGGCAGAGATGGCTGTGGTTGAGGAGTCGCTTGTTGCGACGAATGAAACGAAGGCTTTGTTGCGGGAAATGGTTGACGTTAACTATGACCCTGAGGTGTTCCCTGATGGGATGATGTATACATCTAAGGCGCATTTGGAAAGTCAACCTACTAACGACACGGTGTTTTTTTACGATACTTTCGATGAGATCCCTGACCCTGTGGCGTTGCCTGCTCCAGACATTCAGCAAACCTACGATCTAGGGTTGCGTCTGGAGGATGTGCAGGAAATCATTGTTGGTTTGCCTTCCAGTATTGCTGACAATGTTGTGGCCGCTACTGGTGATGATGCGCTGGGTGAATACATTGTGCGGGAAACTTCACGTCTGTTGCGTTCCCCGCTAGGAACGGACGTTGATCCTAGGGTGCCTGAAGATTTGCATGGTCTGATCGCTACGATCGAAGGTTGGGGGCGTTCTGCTGAGACAAGCCCTGAAGTGGTAGAGGTTTACTTGAATGAGTTGGCGGATCAGATCAACACGGTTCTGTCCGCTAGGTCGTTGGAACCGTTTGATCCTGAGGATGCTTACGCCATTGTTGATGACTCTATCAGGGCGGCGGCTCAGGCCGCCAACCCTGAGGGTGCCCGTGTCACTGTTGTTCTGCCTGACGTAGATTACGGCATGGGTAACAAGTTGCTGGTTTCTAGCACGGAAGCACAGAATCTTTTCAGGGGCACCACTGACGATGTGTTCGCTGGCATTGAGATGGGTTCTTCTAAGTGGAGTGCTGTTGTTCCTGAGAGCGGCATTGAGCCTGCTGATCCTTTTGTTCGTGAAGCGCAGGTGATGCAGGAGTTTGATAATCTGTTGAAGGAGCGTCAGCGGGTTCAGACCCGTATGGATGTGGCTGATACAGATATTATGGCCGCTGAAGAGGCGATCGCTCAGGTTGGCCGTGACGTTGGGGGTGCTAGGTCGGGGCTTACTAGGTCTGAACGGGGCGTACAACGCAATCTAGAGGCATCTGAGACCACTCCAGAGTTGAAGGCGCAATACAAAGAGCGTTCTGTTTTGAACAAGAAGGTTGCGGCAGAGAAACGCAAGTTCGATGCCGCTGTGGAGAATGATCCGTTAATAAAATATATTGATGACACGGAGAAGCAGGTGACCAGTATTGCTACCGATATGGACACCGCTAATGCGTTGTCCGTAGATCAGAACACTTGGGTCACGACTGTTGGTGCAGAGTATGACGACAAGATTAAACGCCTAGATGATTTGTTGAAGAGTCAGCCGACTAAGGGTACTAGCGAGCAGGCCACAAAAGACTGGTTCGATCAGGTTGAAAGCATCATTCAGCAGATTAACGATCCTAGTATTTTGGATAACCGTCAGCGTGCGGCGTACGACAGGGTGTTCAAACAGTTGCATGGCATGGAGGCAGACCTAGCGTTCCTTGATGGTGAGATAACAATGAACGAGGGGATTTTTGCCCAGTTGTCTGCCTCCCATCTACAGAAGATGGAGAAAGATATTCTTGACGGATGGTCTGAACTGCAAGGTTTAGGTGTTCAGGTTCCTAAAGAAATCATGGACGAATGGATGTCTGGTATCCGCAAGGTGGTAGATCCTGACGGCTGGAAGGATTTGTTGAAATACTATCGTGCTTACACTAGGTTCTTTAAGGCGTGGGCTATCGCAACCCCAGGATTTACGGTGCGTAACGCTATGACTGCGGCGTTCAACAACGCTGTGGCAGACGTAGGTTTTAAGAACACTCAGATCGGCATTGAGTTCGCTAGCAAACTGGCAAGGATCAGAACTAGCAACACCGAGAAGGGTGGTTTGACGTACGCTTTGGATTGGGCTGAACGCAAGTACGGCAAGCAGATGCGTGACGATCTAGAGAAAGCGTATGAAGCGGTGCTGATTTCTGGTGGCGGTCAAGCCATTGACGAAGTGTTGCCTTTGATTAAGCGCATCAAGCCGCAACCTGTGGTTGGCGGCAAGGCTAAACGGAACTGGGATTGGACTTACAACAATGCGCTCACACGTGGACAGCAACGTGTCAACGAAACAGTGGAGATTGCGGCACGTATGGGCATGGCTCTAGATGCTGTGCAAAAAGGTTGGGACATGAACGCTAATGCGGCACGTATCCGACGCTACCATTTCGATTACTCTGACCTTAGCGGGTTCGACAGGACGATGAAGCAGATCATTCCGTTCTGGACTTTTGCTAGCCGCAACGTCCAGTTGCAGATGGTGAACATGATTACACGGCCAGCAATGTACCGTGCCTATGAACGTGTTGTTGATGGCGGCGGAGACTTCGACACCATTCTTCCAGAATGGATGTCGAACCGCAACCCGATCATGCTGGGGGCAGACAAGGTGCTGATGCCAGACCTACCGATGGTTGGTTTGCAGGAACAAATCAACCAGTTAGGTGGCGGCGGTCTGTCTAGGATTGCCGCCCAATCGAACCCTCTGATTCGTGCAGGTGTTGAACTTGCTATGGGTGAGTCCGCGATGTTTGGTAGCAACTTGCGGCGACCTGTTGAAGATCCTGTCGGCATCACTGATCGTCCAGCGCAAGCGTTACAGAACATCACTAGGTTGTGGCGAGGTGAAGAACCCGAGTTCAACAAATACTGGCAGGAACTTCTACCTAGTTTGCTACCTCCGTTGTCACAGTTGCAACGCTACTTGCAACCTACGTTGGGTGCTGTCGGGCTGGAAGGTGCACAAGATTTTGTCGGTGGCCCCGAGCGTTACAAGTCGCGTGACTTCCTGACAACGTTCGCCAACTATCTAGGTATTCCGTACCGTGATCTAACCGATGAAGAACTAAGGAAAGCGGTAGACTCTACGGTGTACGGGATCGAAAAGATTATGCGTGAAGCAAAGTCGGAGTATCAAACTCCAGAAGAAATCATTAAAGCCGCAAGAGAAGAAATGAAAGAAGAGTTAGGGTTATGAGAAAGTATGTAGGGTTCGACGGGTACGCAACGAAGAAGCGTGCAGGAACCGAACAGTTCATCCGAGAGTTTGTGAAAGCCACAGGCGGAGCGTTCTTTAATAACGGTTCCTATGGGCGCAGATCGATCCGTGGCGGCTCGAAGCCTAGTATCCACGGGACAGGCAGGGCGGTTGACTTCAGTTACCGTGGGTCACCACACTCAGGGTGTGGCGACCGCAAGGTGGCAGAGAAGTGGATCAACTGGCTGGCCGATAACGGTGACCGTCTGATGTTGACGATGGTGGTGGACTATCAGCCCAAGCCTTTCGGCAGGGCATGGCGTTGTGACCGTGGCTGGAAGAAGTATCTACGTAAGACGGTGACTGGTGGCGGTGCATCATGGGCAGACTGGTGCCACGTGGAGGTTGATCCTTCGGTTGCTGATGATGCAGATTTCTTTAAGCAGGCGTTTGCCGAACTGCTAGGAGCGGACACAACTCCGCCTAAGAGGAACTTTGTTCCGTTCCGTGGCAAGCCGATTCGTCGTGGCGAGAAAGACAAGGAACTTGTCAAGCAGATCCAGAAAGTTGTGGGTGCTAAGGTTGATGGGATCTTCGGTCGCAAGACCGAGGCGGCGTTGATGCGTTGGCAAGGCAAGCATGGCTTGCAGGCTGACGGTTGGATTGGTTCACAAACGTGGCCTGTGATCTCTAGATACTTCTAGTCGATGTAACCTACTTCTTCTTTCAGGACATCTACTAGTTTTTTCATTTCTCCCATGAGGCTGTAGATGGCGGTGGTATCACCGCTCGTCGCATCCTCCCAACATTCGATTAGTATTTCTGCGTCATACTGGGAGATGTCAAACACAACCTCGAACACGGTTTGCATTTTCTCTTCAGCCACGTCCATTCTCCATGTCATTTCTTCCATGTCTGGGTGTTCATCGGACATTGCCTTTCTCAACTTTCTCTCGAAGTTTGACAACGGCTTGCCGTGTTGACCTTATGTCTAGCAAATATTTTTTGGCTAGACCGTTGCGTATGACTGAGGCTTCTAACTTGTCTAGTGCTTCTGCTATCTGGTTGACTTCATAAAGTTTCATCCGAGTTCCAATCTGAAAGTGTTGTTCAATAACATTCCTGCAATAACAGCATACCCCACGATGTCCTCGTAGGTGTCTCGCAATGGTTCGTTAGCGGCATTGGTGCCACGTGCAGTCAGGTTCTTCAGTCGTGCAATCTTGTCGGACATGCGTACCGCTACACCTAGCAGTCCGAACGATGTGATGTTGCCATGCCCATAGTCGTGTTGCTTGCGTGCTAAGAGCATCGCCATGTGTTTGCTGTTCCATGTGCCGTCGTCGTGCATTTTGCGTGCGGCGATGTTGCCGCACGCCATCAGCATGTACGCTAGGTGACGTTGCCACTGTTCGGTAACGCCCTCAAACATTTCGTGCACTAGGTCAGCAATCCATTCAGACCTGATGGATAGTTCGTTCACTAGGTCTGCACTCTTATCGTAGTCTAGGACGGGGATCTTACTTTCGATAGCGTCCAGTTCGTTGCGTGCGGCTTCTTGCCATGTGGTTGGATCAGTTTTTATCATCATATTTTTTCCTTATGGTGGGATCTATTCTTAGTATTTCTTCTAGCATTTTCAAAGCCTTTTGAACATGATACCATGTGTGCGACTTGCCCGAGTAGCCCATTATTTCTGTCATTTTGTTGTACGAATACTTGTCGAAGAACCTGAGTTTCAGCAGAGTGCGGTGGGGTTCTGGCACTTGATCTAGGCAGGACTCCACGATGTCAATGATGTCCCAATCTGCTTCCTGTGGAGTGGGGTATTCACCCCACTCCATCATCTTTTCTATGTCGGATGTCGGCTTGTACGGATGCAGTTCTCCCGTGTGTCGCGCACGCTCTTGAGCGTCGTTGGCTATTTTTTTTCCCACGGTTAAACTAGAAGGGGTCATTGTTCGGGAAGTTTTCTATCGGTAGTGACCAGTAAGGTTTGTTGTTATCCTCGAACCTAGACACTGTTCCATGAGCGTGACACAAAGCACCCCACACTGCGACGCGCTCACATGTGTGCCGCTTCTTGGCGGAGTCCCATACCCACAGGTATGTGTCTCCGAACGTGTCCCACAAATTCAGGATCTCTAGTTTCTCAAACTTCAGTTTCAACGTAGGGTTCTTAGCCCTAGATGAAACACCCATCACCTCATAGGCTCCGTTGGGTAGCAGGAAGTCTGGTGCTTGTCTGAAGAACACAGGTAGTTTAGCGACAGAGAAATCTGGTCTGTCTATGCCTAGTCGGTGTGCGTGCGGATAACTTTCTAGGAACGCTGTCTCTGCTGTGCTACCCATCTTTTGATAGCGTGCACCCCACGATTGTTGATGGAACTCTGTCACTGTTTTTCTCCTCGGATCACCATGACCGCCTTGTCATCAGGGTATGCGACACCGTTCAGCGCGTCGCATACCAGTTTCAAATAGTTGTCGGTATCGCCACGCAACTTGGATGCGTGGCTAGGATCTAAAGGTGTGATAGTTATTTCTGTGGAGGTTGGTGTGAACGTTGCTTCCAGCATCACGGGTGTCTCGTAGTATGGTGCATTATCTTTGCGCCACTGGTCAGCAATAATTGCCTCTGCGATCAAGGTTCGTTCAGGTGTGAACACACGCCCCTTGCGCCCTAGGCGTGGCCTACCTTTCACCACTGGTCGTTGCTCCACTTTGATGGTGAAAGGTTTTTTAGGGGATTTGCGTCTAGGCATAACTGTTATCGTATCATAGACCCCAAGGATCTAGACCTGCTCTGTTAACTAGGTGGCTAGCGAAACAGATGTTTCGCCAACCGACCAGCAAGTCACCTGTCGTTGTGACTCGACATCTCTCTACACCAACCCATTTATCTGGATGCAACTGGACATCTTCTAGGTGGATGGAGTTGATCTGTAGTAACCCGAACGACCCGTCATACGGGTCATCCTCGTTTACCTGCCATGCTTCGCATCGTGATTCACGCCACATGATAGGCGAGAACACTTCGGCATCTAGGCCGTGCACTTGCATCGTTGCGTTCCAATTATCGCATTTGCCTTCTTCAGAGTTAGACCACGTGGATACAACACCTAGGTAAATCATCATAAATATTTTCAGTATCATCATCATTGGTATGCCCTCATAATCATCTTGTCGATCTGTTCGTCACCGTCAGGTCTGTCATAGAACTTGCCCCAACGTCGGTCAGCATCACGCACCACCATCGTTGCCGCTGATGGTGGCATACCTGACTCGGCACAGATGTGTGCCAGTCGTGCCAACGTGGTGGATCTGTCACGTCCCTCTAGTGCGCCGTCACGCCAGATGACATAACCCAAGGGGGACACAGTACGTAACCCTTCGGCTAGGTCTGTTGACGGATCGACAACATCCCATGATGCTACTTGTCTGGTGGTTGGAGGTTGATACATGGAGGCCAGCCTATCTATGAGTTCAGGATTAGCAAACTGTACGGTGTCTAAGAATGTTTGTAGTGGTACTGGTGTGTCGGTGTCATCTATGATGACACGACGCTCAGGTGTGGTGTCTATGCCACCCACATACGGCAACCGTACATAGTTGCCGTACTTGTGTGCGCTGACATCGGTCTGCTTAGGGTTGACTTCGATGGGTCGCATGTCTGCCACTTGGTGTGCGGCTAGTTGCATGTCACGCATTGACTGAGCGGACACAGGTTTGTCTGCGAACACCCAGATGTGGTAGCCCTTGGAACGTGACCGTTCCACGTAGGCGGGAATGCCAGCAACCTGCAAGGTTGATTGCAGTAGACGTGTTGCATCTAGGTCATTCGTGTCGATGTCGGTACATCCCCAAGCGCAAACTACACTTCGGGCAGGTGTGGGAACGGCAGGGTAAATCCCGATACCCGACCTGCCTGCTAGATGATCTGCCCAATGGTCGTCGGTCAGTTTCTCTTTGACGCATCGCCCTTCGTCGTGACCCCATACGTCGCCACGTCCTCTGAAGATACGCTTGAATTGTTCTAATGTTTGGTGCATTGTTTCTCCTCACCAGTCGTCACCCAATACGGTTTGGGCATCATAGTCGTCGTTAGTGTCGTCGGTCGTTGACATGCCGAAACCGTTCAGTCTCAGCAGTCTACCTGTGCCCTGCTCAATCTCGAAGTCAATGTCGTCAAGCAGGTGTGCATCTTGACGTTTGCACTTCACAAGGTTCACAGTCACAGTGTTCTCATGCAGTTGTTGTTCGTAACGCAACTGATCCAGCCGTTCCAACATACGTTCGTTAGCGGTAGACTTGTTGAGTTTCTCCACGATGTCACGCATCTGTCGGTCGATCTCAAACTTCTTACGTCGTACACCGATGATGTGTGACGCTTGTTGTTCTCCACCGTAAGCACCTGACGAGATCGTCTGCTTCTGCCCATCCGAACCTGCGGTTCGTGATGACTGGTGCAACACGATCAACGGAATGTTGTGACGCTTACCGAACGCTTTGATTGTGTTCGCTTTAGCAGGCACAGTTTCGTCACCTGTCAGCAACTCTAGATAGTCGAACACCATTAACGCTGGTGTACCTAGGTGCCTGTCTACTTCAATCATTGCTTTCTCCATGTCACTAAGGGACATGAACTGGTCGAACACTGCAAGGTTAGGGAACCACTCACGTGCTGTAGATTCCAAAAGTTCAATCCCTTCGGGATCACCGTCAGAGATCATCTGCTCTAGCCTGCGCCCCTCCACCTTGTGAACTAGGCACGCCAACTTGATTAGCGTCAGCGTACGTGGCTCATCAGGACAGAAGTAGACGACGTTCTTGTCACGATTAGTGACAAGGATCTGTAGCAAGAACAGTGTCTTACCTGAGTGGGAGAACCCGTTGACTAGACACATCTCTGATGGTGCAATACCGCGCACCTGTTCGTCTAGGTCAGGGAACCCGAAGTAGATACGTTCGTTAGGATGTTGCGCCCAATGCACATAGTCGTCAATCGAATCTGATAACGGTTTGTAAAGTGCAGGTCTGCTAAGTGTGGCCGTAGACGAATCAGGCGGGGAGATGTTCTCTCCCCGCCCCAACTTCGCCCACCGCTCTTCTAGAGTGGCGGTGTCCATCTATGTCACCGACCTCGTGGAGGCCAGAACGCCATGTCGTCACCACGTGCGTTCTTCGTGCCGTCAGCCGCCTTGAACCAAGGCCGCTTCGGGTTCTGTGCTAGTCCGTCACGGTTGTCCCACACTTGTGTGACACCTGCGGCGGCACACTGTGCCGTCAACCAGTCAGGCAACTCGCCATGCTGTGTGCCCTTGACCTGAACACCCATGTTGGTGGGCGCTGGCTGTGCATACTGCTGTGGTGCAGATGCCATCGTTGCGGTTGGAAATACATCCTGAACCTGTTGCATCGAGATGTCCGCAATGTGGCTAGGTACTGGACTAGGTACTTGACTAGGTGCTGGTGCACTGCCAACTGCGTTGAAGATGCTGTCACGAACGATCTCGAACGCGACCGCCCAATCAGCAGTGGCTAACTCAATGTTGTCAGGCTTCACTGACGTTGCTAGTTCTGCCGCAATTTTTGCGGCAACTTGTGTGATGATTGACTCATCTTTATTCATGTGTATTGCTCCTTTGTTGGTTGTGTTTGGAGAAGTTTCTTGGGGGGCGGTTTGCAGACCACCCTAGGGTGAAAGAAATGTGGCATGACTTCTTTCTATGTTAGTTGTTTATGTTGTTAGGGTTACCCCCCAAGATTTTCGGGAAGGCGGCGGAGAAACATTTGCAGGGACACCACTCCTGCGTCACCGCCTTCCCTTGAGTTCATGTCAACATCATATCAGATGTGTCAACGAGGGAATCAGCAAGCCCCTTTGCAGATCGACCAGTAGTTACACCAAGTCGCTGAGCAGAGAGCACCTTGGTCGTTCATCGGCCAAGCACTAGTGATGCCAGACTGGAGAGCGTTGTTCACGATGACCTGTGTCTGACGATTCAACCAGCGGTAATCTGACTCGGTGCGTGCGATGTCCACCACCTGACCCTCTGGCTTTTCTTTCCGCATCATCACACCGTACTTGAAAGTTTGTGTGTCGCTAGTGGAGTGACCGTTACGCTTAGCGAACTGACAGTAGACCGTAGGCTGGTACGCCTTGTTCTGTTTCTCGTTGGCATAGTATTTTCTGCCAGCAGTTTTCCAATCCCAGATAGTACCATTAGGATCTATGTAATCCATAGTACCTTCGTACCATATTTCGTAACCATTACTAGCCAATAGACCTGAGGGATAACGGAACCCTAGTTCCGTTGTCCCACCCCATTCTACATCTATTGCTATTTCTGTTATCCAACTATGAACCATAGCGTCCACAGTCGGTTCAATAGGACTATCAGATATCTTAGTCAGTTTGATATTAGGTTCCGATAGTTCTTTCTTCACTTCGTTCTGTGCATATTCTTTCATCTCTTCATATGCAATAGAACCAGCATCGTCAAAACTATTTAGTGCCCATTCAATAGCGGAGTGTAGTCCTGTTCCGATAGCGGTAGCGTCGGAACCTGTTCGGAACTGTGGCATGGCCACACCAAGACGTGAACGCTCAGGGCAAATAAGGTAGTCGCCAATCCACGATTGGCGTACATAGATTCTTTGTTCTTGCGGATCTAATCTCATGCTTCTATCCTATCATAAGGGTCGATGAAAGTGCGACACAACCACCCATTCACCCCTGTTTTTCTGTTGAAATTTGTGAAACCAGTAGCAACAGACGAAGCCCTGTGATTCAAACCAGTCCTACGTAAATCTAGATACGATTGCATCCGTTCCATAGTCAACCCTTCCTGTTTCCCGTAGGAAACATACTCTAAAAATTTGTCTGTCTCTAATCCTAGGATGTCACGCAGGTCGCACACTGACAGACTGCCTTGCCTAGATAATATTACAGACTCTGCTTCCTGTCTGACACGCTGGTACAGCATGGCAGGTGCCTCACCGTGATCCTTAGCGTACCACGGATGCCCACCTCTTTTCTTGTAAAGATGTGTGTCAAATACGCCTTTATTTACCTGATATGCTACTAAAAACTCTAGACATTTATCTAAAAGGAACTCAAAATTTTCTGGTGAATTACACAAATCCAACTCAAAATGTTTAGCAACCATAGATAAAAGCCAATGATTATCAGTGCCATAATTGACGGGAGTAGGTTCAGTGATAATCACATCACACAAACAATACTCGTCATGTTCTAGAACTCCGCAACCCATCACGACACCACCAGACATCTAGGGCAACAGTCAGCGTGGCAAACCTGAATGTCGGGATAATATTTTTCCCTAAACAAGTCCACCTCATGTCTGTCAAGCCACTCCTCTCCAGTGAAAGACTCCTTACATCTGTAACAAATCTCATCTTCGTAGCCCTCAATCATTTCTTCTCCTTCACAATCATCACTTCCACCTTGCGGTGCTTAGGGTTGGCGCAGATGGGGGGAACCCGAAGGTTCACCCCCACCTTGATCGTGTTGCCACACACAGGACACTTGTACTCAGTCATCTGTTTCTCCTAACAGTTGCTCGAACCCCTCGATAATCGGGGTGGATGTTTCTACTTCCGCTAGCATCTCGGCATATTGCATAGCCTGCTTAGCGATCGTAATAAAGTTAGCGTTACCCTCATCGGAATCATCGAACAACGATTCCATGAACGTATCCTCGTCAATCGCATTGTCGTTTAGGGCAGTCACTATTGCTATCATTCCAGTCAACGCACTGTTGTAACGGTCGGCGGCACCCTCAGTAACCTCGTCACCTAGAGTGGTCACCCATTCTGGCAGGTCATAGTTGTTGCCGTCGTACTCACCGCTAGGGCTAAGGGCACCAACCACCAGCACATCACCAACGATAGGGTGTTCCCTATCGAACAGGTACATCGCTAGATGATTCAGGTCACCCATCTGAGGGTTCTTCAACAGTCCTTCGTCATCGACATAGCCGATGATGGTAGTGAGTTTGCCGTCACTGTCACCGATGTCATTACTGATGACATCGAACAGGTCACAGCCCAACAGTTGAACAATGCCTTCGGCGTTGTCAGGAACCAACACAGGTGTCGGCTCCACGTTGATACCCTTAGGTAGCAACCATCCGTTATTGTATTTCATTTCATTCTCCTTTACTAGGTGTTGTTGTTATTTAGTTAGCGTGTGCCCACCAGTCGGACACATCATCATCAGAGTGTAACAGTCGGACAGATTCTAAACGGTGCACCTCAGACCAGTACCCTGAACATTCGTCGCACTGCCACAGTTCACGGATCATGTCATCCATGAACTCATCCTCCATCCTAGAGATGTGATGTGAACCGCAGTCCTCATGTGGGCATCGGGTGCTTATCGGCAACCATTCCATGTCAATCCTCCTCAGTTGGTCGTGTGACCAGCACCGCCAAAGCGATGCCAGCCACAACAACAATAGCAGTGTCAATCAGGTTTGTCCAATCGGCCATGAACATCAGTTCACTCCAGCCAACTTAGCGATAGCCGTCGCAACCTTACGGGAATCACGATCAGTGGACACAACCCGAACGACAAGAACCTTGTCGCCAGACTGGACGATCTTTGATCGTGGAATAACCTGCTGAATCTGGATGGCGTGCTCTAGGCTAGGGCACTCCACCTTGTAGCAAGATGCTACAACTCCATCACCGAAGTCATGGATGCGTTTGTCAATAGTCATTTGTGCAGACATTAGTTTCTCCTTTTAGTTTGCACGGTGCGGGATGCACCGTGCCATGCACCACCCCATCAGGGGAGACAACCACCTACAACAGTAGTTCGGGTGGTGCACAGCACGCTACATCCAGCGTGATGGTGGCGGAGCCGAAGCCCCACCACCACCCAACATCTAGCCTAGAGGATCTCTAGGTTCACCAACGCCCACCGAACCCACTCGACAGGCTGGAAGCCAGCATCAGGCTCCGAAGCAGAGCGATGCTCTGCACGTTGCATCACAAGGTCAATGTCATGCAAACCCAGAGCATCAACATCCAGCCGAACACTAGAACCCATAGCGCCAGAGTGCTGAAGCCGCTCGGTGAAGATCATCCGCCGAAGCATTGCAGGATGACCACAAGCGAACATCAGATTGTCAATGTCCACCAAGGTGCCAGCCTCGTTAGCCTTTATCACTGGAGTGTAAACCTTGCCTCGGATCGTGCCCTTGACAGGACTAGCAAGCATCACTTCCAGTGAGAAACCTAACAGTTGCAACACTTCCAACAGTGTCGCTACAGCGGCACCTCTGGTGGCAAGTTGCTCACCATCCACATCGGCACAACCACCAGGGTCTAGGACTAGGCGAAGCGAACGCTTCATTGTGGACTGCTCAGTGACAGGAAATGTCACCATGCACTCGGGATTGCCAGTGAGGAACTCGGCAATGTCAACTTCCCCACCAGCAACCTGCCACGTTGGAACAACGTCAACGTTCACGAACTGCCTAACGGCACCCATGATCTCTGACCTAGCCTGATCGACCTTCGGTCGAACTTCCTGCCAGCCACGCTCAGCAATCGCTAGAGCCTCACCAACATCGTTGGTGTAGCCATACCAGTCGCCACTGCCAGCATCGTACTTCCTAGTACGATCTGACACAGTGGACATGAACTCTCGAAGAGAGTTGTGATACTCGGTCACCCATTCCATCATACGCTCACTTTCACGTTGGTGCCTTCCAGCACTTTGTCGATCTGGTGTTGGTCGTGCACTCCTCGAAGGAGTGCCGCCATCGTAGCCACCTCGATGCTCTCACCAAGACCAAGCAAGGTTGCACCTTGAATCGCCGACCTAGGAGTGATCTCGAAGTTGAGACCGTAGGTCTTGACGTTCAGTCGTGCCGTGTGCCAGACACCCATCCACTGCTGAAGCAGTGCATCGTCTTGGCACTTGGTGGCGACAACAGAGTTGACGATGTTCATGTCAATGCCAATCTCAACAAAGTTGAAACGGTCACGGAACGAAGCATCCTGCAACTTACCCTTCGGGTACTTGACCGAAGCACCAAGACCAATGTCGTTGGCCGCTGCCAAAACATAGAACTCATCAGTGAGTTCATATGTTCCACTAGGCAGTTCCACCTTTCGGTTGGCCAACATCATGTTGAGCCATGTCGCTAGGTCTGGCCTAGCGTTGCTTATCTCATCCAAAAACAAGACGACAGTCTTGCCTTCCAGCATGGCCTTGACTGCTCGGCCTATGGCCGATAGAACCTCACGACCTTGAGCATCGTTGTAGCCTCGAAGTTTCACTTCGCTAGTCTCTGGAGAAAGGCTGATCTCGAAGAGTTCAGCACCTAGAGCCTCGGCCACATGTCCTGCAATGGTAGATTTACCATTGCCAGCCTCGCCATGAAGCCAGACGTTCAATCCAGCAGTCATCCATCGAACGATGGATGGCACCATTTGGTGCGCTCCATTGACTGTCACTGTCGGCTTAGAGCCGACGTTGAACTGGTACGACACTGGCAATCTGGCATCTTCGATGGCAGATTGGATCAGAGCGTTCACAGCGTCAACATCTAAAGGATGTTGGAACGACGACATGGCATCGGCCACTGTTGATTTGATGACATCGGAGATGACACCAAGATCCATCGGTGACGACGACACCGAAGGTGTCGGTGCTGGTGTTGTCGAAGTCGAAATCCGACGACGTTGCGAAGCCTTCGGCTTAATGTAATCGTCGGTCGTCAACTCTCCAGCAAAGTGACGATGAATCAGATCGCTGATCTGATCTCTTGTCGTTGTGGCAGTTGTCGCAATCTCTAGATTACGACTAGCCCTACGACACTCTGCCATCGGCAGACCATCGAAATCGACCCAATAACTATCAGTTATTGGCGAATCGCTAACGAAACATTGAATGTTGTCATCTACGATGGCAACTTGGTGGACATATCTCATTTCCAAACCTCCTAGGTTTGTGGTGTTGTAGGTGTACCCTACCATTCGGTAGGGAGTGGCTAGCCGAGGAATCGAACCTCGGTGACGACCACCCTAGCCCGACAGTCTCAGACTGTCAAATTCCAGACGCTACGATGCATCTCGGCAACTGCCTCGGCTTGACTGTCAGAATGACAGACAAGATGGTGGATCACCGAATCGCTAGAATCACCATTCGGTGCCGCATACCAAATTTCCACCGTCTTGCCGACAGCAAAAGCCGCTAAAGCGGCACCCTTGATCCGTGTGTCTGTGCTCATGTTGTTTCTCCTTTTGTAGGTGCCGCCTAGATGCGGCAGTGGCTAGGCAAGAAATCGAATCTTGCCGAAGGCACCAGCCCTAGCCTATCGGATCACTTCATGGAGTGATCTTCACTCCATAAGCATACGAAAAACTTGGCAACCTGTTCACGATCCGAAGGATCGAAACGATGTCCATACTTTTTGGCTCCTTCGGAGACAAAATGACCTAAGCCCTTCACGGCTTTCTTGGTGTCAAAGACACCACGTGCCTCGTGTCTGTCTAGATTCTTCCAGAAGTCTAGACGACGACGCATCCAAAGATCGTAGTCGTTTTGCATAAACGTAGCCAATTCTTTGGCATCGTCCGTCATGTGACCCCAAGGGTCAGCCCAAAACCAATCGAAATTAGGCATGGCGCTCATGTGTTTGCTCCTTTGTATGTGCCGCCCTTGGTGGCGGCAGTGCGTCACCGAGGAATCGAACCTCGGTTATCGCTCCAGCGACGCTAAACCTTACCCATAAATCCCACGTCCACAGTTTCGTGAGGCCGTCAAACCTTACCCTCCCCAATCAAGGTGGCCGAAACATAGGCATTATCGCCCACCTTTCTAAGCCTAAACACTCGGTCGGATGCTCTCTGGTGATTATTGACACATCACTCGGCTGATTCCGTGAGATCATCCCTAGTCCACCTCAGGCCGCTACGTTCCCTCCATCACTGGAGCAACTGCGCTATTCTTAAGCCTTCGCTATCATCTAGGTCGCCTCAAGCATTGGTGCCAAAACACGCTTTTACTTGAGATCGGGAACGGCTGTACCTTTCGGCGTGCTTCTCGTTCCGTCAGATTCGAGGCTGGATGCCCCGATCGACATTCACAGTCTTG